GATTATATCTAGTCTGGGAACTTCTGATTTAGTTGCCAAAGATTCATTACCTTTGCCACGTCATCGTGATTCAGTCCTAGGCTACGTCTCATAAATGTAAACGTTCTAGGGTCATCCTCTGGGACATCCTCTAAATAGTCATAGCATGTACCACCGTTGCTAAGCTCTTCCGTCTCTAAATTATTCCAGTTTATCTGCCTGGAACTTGTGATATTTTCATCATCTAAGTATTCTTTTGCTGTTCTCATTATTTACTCTCCTTGCTGGGTTTTAGCTCGTTCTTGTGAAATCATAAGATTATATAAAGACGTTTGCTCATCTCTTTTTTTTATTATTCTTTCTATCTGTCGCTCATACTTATCATTGATGCAATCAATAGCATCTAAATATTTTTGCACTCTTTTTGGATTATATGTCTCATTAGGATATGTATCATTAGGCTTGTGATGACCATGCTCATCCATTTTTGAGTCTAGTGTTGTTGTTGTTGTTATCATATATTGGTTCTCCTTTTAGTTAATATGAAACTATAAAATAACAGACCGTCAAACAATTAGTCAAGGCATCTATAAAAAATATATACTTTTTTTCATTTAGGGGTTGACTTTCACAGAATCCATTCTTTTATGTGGTGGTATACCGTAGCTTTACTTCAAGTAAAAATTCAATAAGCGAGCTTAGAGAGAGTCCGATAAATTCTAGTTATGTTATATTATAAGTCGTCTTTATATTATAAAAAGTAAGTGCTTACTAACTTATTACAGACAAAAAAAACCCCAGCATTTGCCAGGGTCTTTTTAGGGGGTCAGTCTTTATTTAATAGCCATATCCAGCGTAGTGATTATCTGGATTAAGCTGTTGAAATTTTATCTGGCCTTCTTTGATTCTCTTTTTAGTCTCTTGAGTATCTAAGCCAGTAAAATTATTTCTATGTCTGCTGGTTGTCCTGGAGTAGTTCCAGTAGTCAGCATCAAAGACCAGCCCCCCTTCTGTATAACCAGCAACTATTGTGCCGTAGCTCTGGAAAAAAGTCCCCTCAGCCGTAGTTATAACGAACTGATTTGCTACCTTGTTGCCGTTGCTATTGGTCAAGCTTTTAACCTTTAAACCTTCGGCACTTACTGGGTTTTTACTTTCATTCTTCATATATTGGTTCTCCTTTTAGTTAATATATAAGTAAAGTATAACATTGGTTTTATTTCAGTTGCAAGTAAAAAAATAAATTCGCTACTTAACACCGCCCCAGGCTTATTAATATTTATATGCTGTAAAGCTTGCCAGGTTGCTAGGGAATAACTAACTAAGCCTATAAGAACTGGGGAGTTTTTGAAGTTCTTCTGGGGCTTCTCTGGTTCACGTCTCGGGTCTTTATAAGTTGTTATAGGTTGTTAACTTGTCAGAGCTTGCCAGGTTCTTTTGGTTTCTCTTGCTAGTCTTGAAAGTCTGTAAAGTCTTCAGAGTCTAAAGGGGGAGGGCAGGCTACCACCCCACCCTACCATGTATATATGCTAGTGGTCGAATATTTTTAGAAACTTCTCGGTGTTAAGTAGGGCTAGAAATTCGCCCCTCCAACAGAGCATGAGGTGCTGTTGGTCGAGGGAGGCTGTATAGACTATATAGACCCCCCACGGACACATCCTCATTATACAGTTGAGATAGTGGTTTGTCAATAGATTTTTGATAAAAACTTGACAAGCTTGATAGTAGCCTTATAATAATAGACATGAGTGCTTTAACAACCAGAAAGCTTACAGAAAAGCAAGAAAGTTTCTTGCAACATTTAGTAGATACCAAGGGTAACTTAAAGCTCTCAGCCGAACTCGCAGGTTACTCAGGCAATCATTATCAAGTAATTAATAGTCTTAAAGAGGAAATAATTGATTTGGCCTCGAATGTACTTGCAAGGGAAGCACCTTCAGCAGCTTTCAAGCTTGTAGAGATTATGCATAGTGACGAGGCCGTTCCTCAAGCTAATGTAAAACTACAGGCAGCACAGACTTTGTTGGATAGAGTAGGTGTTATAAAGAAAGAGAAGCTTGACATTAATCACAATGTCACAGGGGGAATTTTTATTCTTCCACAAAAAGAAACCATAGACTTATCAGCAGATGATGGCGAATATACAGAAGTCGATGGATGAAAGAGTTTATGCAACTGAGTTCTTAGATGATGACTCTAGAATTGTTCTAGGCCCATTTATAAAAACCAGTTCATATAAAGAAGCACAGAGCTTAGCAGAATACTACGGTCTTATTATCGTAGGAGAAGTATCAGACTTTGTGCCTAAGAAAGAGGTAACATTACACTAATGCCAGCAAAGAAAAAAGCTAAATCAAAAGTAAACGCAGCAGGAAACTACACTAAACCAACTCTAAGAAAACGGATTTTCAACCGTATTAAAGCTGGTGGTAAGGGTGGTAATCCAGGACAATGGTCAGCTCGTAAAGCTCAGATGCTAGCCAAAGCCTACAAGAAAGCAGGTGGAGGTTATAAGTAATGAAGAAGTCTCAACTATCTTTAAAGAAGTGGGGGCAACAGAAGTGGAGAACTTCAGATGGCAGTCCAAGTAAAGGTAAGAAAAGATATTTACCTGATGCAGCTTGGAAGGCTTTAAGTGCTTCAGAAAAGAGAGCAACTAATAAAGCTAAAGCAGAAGGTAATAAAAAAGGTAAGCAATTTGTTAAACAACCTAAGAAGATTGCTAAGAAAACTAGAGCATACAGGAAATAATGGCTAAGAAAAAAGACCCTAGGCTAGCAAGAGCAGGTGTATCAGGTTATAATAAACCTAAAAGGACACCTGGTCATAGAACAAAGTCACATGTAGTTGTTGCAAAGCAAGGTGAACAAGTAAAGACTATTCGTTTTGGACAGCAAGGTAAAACTGGTGATAGAACTATGACAAAAAGAGCTAAGTCATTCAAGGCTAGACATGCTAAAAACATTAAGAAAGGAAAAATGTCAGCAGCATATTGGGCTAATAAGGTGAAATGGTAAGATGCCACAGATTGGTAGCGATGATAGTAAAAACTCCGTCCCTTTAAGACGTAGTATGTATAGAAATCCAGCAGGTAAAGGTGCAAAACCTAGGCCTAGAGAAATTTCTAAAGAACAATACGAAGAAAATTGGGACAGAATATTTAAAAAAACTAAGAATCAAACCAAGGAGCAGTCCTGAGTTATGCCTAAGACCTTTTTAGAATATAAAAATCATTATTTCATCTAGGTAATGTCTTCTAAAAGGGCAGCTTTTAATTATGTCTAGTATTCCTACTAACTACATTAAGAAAAAATCAGCAACCATTCCGTTTGGTTACGAAGTTAGTGAAGTCAAGGGCTATCTAAAGCCTATTCCAGAGCAACTGAAGGCTCTCAACAAATATCTCAAAAGTATTTACAACAAAGCCTACTCATTACGTGAGGCAGCTACGCTATTGTCCGAAGAAACTGGTAGGAAGATTAGCCATGTAGCATTAAAGAAAAATTTAGAAAAAGATTTATGGGAAATCTTCCCAGAAGACTACGAAACTAACAAAGATGGCTCGTTTGTTTTGACTGAAGCAGGTAATCCTAAGAAAAAAACAGGAAGACCTAAAGGAGTTACCTCTCAATACAACTATTCAGCAGAAGAAAAGAGAAAAATAAAAATAAGGCAACAGAAAGTTAAGCTACAAAAGGAGAAAAAGAAACTTGCCAAACAGGAGAAGAGACTTAAAACGGAAGAAGAAGTTATTGCAAAGGTTACGGAGAACACGGACTCTAAACTGGTCACAGAAGATGAACTTTCAGAAACAACAGACAGACTTAGAGAAACAATAAAAGATAGTAAGGTTATATTCCATGCTAATGATGGGCCTCAAACAGATTTCTTAGCAGCAGGTGAAAAAGATGTGCTATATGGAGGAGCTGCTGGAGGTGGTAAGTCTTATGCTATGCTTGTTGACCCATTACGCTATGCACATAAGAAAGACCATAGAGCTTTAATACTTAGAAGGTCTATGCCAGAGCTAAGAGAACTAATAGATAAGTCCAGGGAACTATATCCACAAGCTTTTCCTGGTGCAAAGTTTAGAGAAGTAGAGAAGTTGTGGAATTTTCCTAGCGGTGCTAAGATAGAATTTGGTTTCCTTGAGCGAGATGCTGATGTTTACCGATATCAAGGTCAAGCTTATTCTTGGATTGGCTTTGATGAAATCACACATCTACCAACAGAGTTTAGTTGGAACTACCTTGCATCTCGTTTAAGAACCACAGACCCTACTATACAAACATATTTAAGATGTACTGCTAACCCTGGTGGTGTTGGCTCACAATGGGTAAAGAAAAGATATATAGAACCTTACGAGCCTAATAAAAGTTTTGAAGGTAAAGACGGACTAACAAGAAAATTTATTCCTGCTAAGTTAGCTGATAACCCTTACTTAGCTAAAGATGGTGTTTATGAAAAGATGTTAGAATCTTTACCGCCTATACAAAGGAGACAGCTACTAGAAGGAAACTGGGATGTAGCAGAAGGTGCAGCCTTTGTTGAGTTCGCACCTGAAGTACATATAGTAACTCCATTTGAGATACCATTACCCTGGGAAAGACTAAAAGGAATTGACTATGGTTATGCATCTGAGTCTTGTTGTTTGTGGGGGACTGTAGACATAAATGACGGAACTCTTATAATATACCGTGAATTATACAGAAAAGGCTTGACAGGAGTCGATTTGGCATCTATAATAACAGATATGGAAATGGAAGACCCATTTTCTGTATCAGGTGTATTAGATACTGCTGCATGGGCGAAGACTGGTACAACAGGCCCTACTGTAGGTGAATCTCTAGTTCGAGCTGGTCATAAGCTTAGACGAGCAGATAAGAACAGAGTACAGGGGAAAATACAAATACACGAATATCTCAAGGTTAGAGAAAGTGGAAGACCTAAGTTACAGATATTTAATACATGTCCTAACTTAATAAGAGAATTACAGTCTATACCTCTATCTAAAACAAATCCAGAAGATGTTGATACACATGCATCAGACCATGCATACGATGCGTTAAGGTATATGATAATGAGTCGACCAAGGATGGAAAGCTCATGGGACAGAATAAAAGGGATTAAAAGGGACTTATACCAACCTTTTGACTCTACTTTTGGTTATTAAATGGCAGACACAGACAACACAATTCTTAGTGCAGATAACATCTACATGGAAGTAGAAGGTGAGTCTGGTCAGCAATTAGAATTAGAAGATGACCAAAAATTAAATCTCGTAGGTATAATCAATTCTAGATTTGACTCTGCTGAAGATGCTAGAACATCTGACGAAACACGTTGGATTACAGCATTTGAAAATTACAGAGGTCTATACAAAAAGAACAAACGATTTAGAGAATCTGAAAAATCACGTGTCTTTGTTAAAATTACAAAAACTAAAGTCCTTGCTGCCTTTGGACAGTTAGTTGATGTTATTTTTGGGACAGGTAAGTTTCCTATTGGTATTAGTGAAACAAAGATTCCAGAAGGAGAGTTAGGTCAATCTCATCTTGATATTAACAATCCTCAACCTGGTATAGAAACCAGCGAACCTGAAATACCTGATGATATAGGAAATCTTAAAGATAATCCTTATGACGTAGGTTATGAAGGTGATGGTAGAACATTAGGCCCAGGCTCTACCTTTATGAAAGGTGAAGTATCTAAGCCTATAGAAAACCAAGTTCCTTTAAAAGAAGGAGCTATACCTATACCTAATATACCAGAGGTTAATCCAGCACAAGAATCTGCTAGGAGAATGGAACGTTTAGTCCATGACCAAATAGAAGAATCTAATGGTTCTTCAGAGATTAGAAATGCTTTACTAGAATCAGCATTGCTAGGTACAGGTATAGTCAAAGGCCCATTTAATTTTAATAAAAGATTAAACAAATGGACTAATACTCCTCAAGGAAGAGAATATAGTCCAATAGATGTGAGAGTACCTCGCATAGAGTTTGTAAGTTGTTGGGACTTTTATCCTGACCCTTCAGCTACAGACATGGATGAATGTGAATACATCATTCATAGACACAGAATGAATCGTAGTCAACTAAGAGCATTACGAAACATGCCTTACTTTGATGAAGATGCTATAAGAGATTGTCTAAGAATGGGGCCAAATTATGTAGATAGGGGATATGAAGCTCATTTAAGAGATGAGAACAATGCTTATGACTCTCAAACTACATTTGAAGTATTAGAGTATTGGGGTATTATGGATGCTGAGTACGCTAAAGAAGCAGGCATTGATTTACCAGAAGACATAGACGAACTAGATGAAGTTCAAATAAACGCATGGGTATGTGGCAATAAACTACTAAGAGCAGTAGTAAATCCATTTACACCATTTAGATTACCATACAATGCATTTCCGTATGAACGTAACCCTTATAACTTTTTTGGTATAGGTGTTGCAGAAAATATGGATGACTCACAGCAGATTATGAACGGCCATGCAAGAATGGCTATTGATAATTTAGCTTTAGCAGGTTCATTAGTTTTTGATGTTGATGAGTCTGCTCTTGTTGGAGGGCAAAGCATGGAAGTATATCCAGGTAAAGTATTCAGAAGACAAGCTGGAATGCCTGGACAATCAATATACGGATTAAAGTTTCCGAATACTGCACCTGAAAACATGATGATGTTTGATAGGTTTAGACAGTTAGCTGACGAACAAACAGGAATACCTAGTTATTCACACGGTCAAACAGGTGTTCAGAGTATGACAAGGACTGCTTCTGGCATGTCCATGTTGCTAGGAGCATCAAGTTTAAATATTAAAACTGTTATCAAGAACCTTGATGACTTTTTATTGAAACCTTTAGGAGAAGCTTACTATCAATGGAATATGCAATTCCATGAAGGTGACTTGGATATAGAGGGAGATTTAGAAGTTAAGGCAACTGGTACTAATAGTTTAATGCAGAAAGAAGTTAGAAGTCAAAGACTTACTATGTTCTTACAAACTGCACAGAATCCAACTATTGCACCGTTTGTTAAAGTTTCTAAATTGGTTAGTGAACTTGCCTACAGCTTAGATTTAGACCCAGATGAAATTCTGAACGACCCTGAAGAAGCTGCAATCATGGCACAAATAATAGGAATGCAAAATGCTGGACAAAACGTTAGCGAAGAAACTGAATCCCCTGGTCAACCATCCCCAATGGGAGGGGTTCAGGGAGTACCTGGAACACCAGCAGGCCTTGATAGTCAAGGAACTGGTGGCGGCACAATCGGAACAGGTAATGTACCGACTCCAGGGGAAGATGAATTTGCTGGATAACTTAGAAAAGTTACCAGAGAAAATTAAAGAAGCATTAACTAGAGGAGAACAATAATGTTAGATTTATTAGATACAATTTTAAAAATAGTAGGCGTAGTACCTTGGATAGTTTCAGTCTGTTCAATGATTGCTGCTTTAACACCTACACCACACGATGACAATTTAGTAAGCAAAGCTTACAAAGTTATTGATTGGTTTGCCCTTAATATAGGAAAAGCCAAGGAGAAATAAGATGGCAAGTATTTTATCACCAGACGACATACAAGGTTTACCTAACGAAGGACTACAGAAGCTTGCTAAAGAAGCACCTGAAGTAGTTAAAAGAATGGGTTATGAAGAAGGTGGTGTAGCTATTATGATTGCACCAAAAGGAAAAGAAATGGATGAAGAGATGCCTGAAGCAAAACCTTTATCATCTGATGAAGAGATGGAGAACAACTATTTAGATTTTGTTGTAGAAGAATCTCTTTCCGAAGGTGAAGAAAAATACTTACTAGAAAAATTAGAACAAGATGACAGACTAAGCATGATTTTTGATAAAGTCATGGAAGTCGCAACAGAATTCGCTGGGTCTGGTGCTGTAGAAGGCCCTGGCTCAGGAGTCTCTGATTCGATACCTGCAAGGTTATCGGATGGAGAATTTGTCTTTACTGCGAAAGCTGTGCAAGAAATCGGAAGTGACAACCTTCAGAGAATGATGGAAGAAGCTGAGATGAATGCAGATGCTCCAATGGAAAGACAAGCCAGACGTACTGGTGGGAAAATAGGGTATATGATGGACGATGTTCGTAGGGACACTTTTGGTTCAACTGACCCTGAAAATATTTACGACCTCAACAGAGCAGAAGTTGAAGATACTGAAAAGAGAATCGCTGATGAGATGATTGCAGGTGGTATACCTATCAGATAAATTAACCGTAAAGCTACCTACATTACGTCTGTAGCCCTTTACATAAATCACCAGAAAGGCTACCTTTACAACAAGCCCTCTAGTCGACATAGAGCTACCTTGTAAACAAGCCCTGAGTAAGGAGAGAAAAATGGCAACTAAACAAGTCGCACAAAAAGAGGAACAAGCCAATCCTTATAACCAAAAAAAATCTTGGCATAAACCTGATACAACTAAGTTTGTTTCAGCACATGATAGTTTATTCTTTGAAGAACCTCAGAATAAATTATTTGACAGTAACGACATAACTCAAGCTGAGAATGTTAATACTGAGGAGTTAGAATCTAAAAAACAGGAGATATCAACAGATACTCCTTATCAGAAGGCTGACTGGAAAAAACGTTATGATGACATGAAACGTCATTATGACAGTAAACTAGAAGAGTGGAAAACTAAAGAACAAGAGTTGTCACAAGCAGCGAAAGCTCAGTATCAACCTCCAAAGTCTTTAGAAGAACTTGAACAGTTTAAACAGGAACATCCTGACTTTTATGCAGTTGCAGAAACTGTAGCTCATCTACAAAGCAATGATAGAGTTCAAGATTTAGAACAAACTATTGCAGACATGAAGGGTAATGAAGTTAAGATGAAGAAAGGTCAAGCTGAAGTTAGATTGAGAGAAAGACATCCTGATTTTGATGATATCAGAAATAGTGATGACTTTCATGGTTGGGCTAAGACACAACCTCAATCTATTCAAGATTGGATTTATAGCAATGCTGAAGATGCTGACTTAGCATCAAGGGCTTTAGATTTATTTAAAAAGGATTTAGGCATAGAACTTCCGAGTGTGAAGCCTATTTCTCAAAAGCCTGTTCAATCTGCTGCTGATATGGTGTCAACTAAAACAACAACTGTTGACCCTAAGCAAGAGAGAGTATGGACAGAAAAGGAGATAAATGCTTTGAGCATGGATGAGTTTGATAAATACGAAAGTGAAATATCAGAAGCTATGCAACAAGGTAGAATTATCAAAAATTAACAATTATTTTAACTTAAAGGAGAAAGTATCATGGCTCAATATTTTGAACCCTCAACAGATACCGATGCTAACTTTGCGAACTCCGTAGCAGGACAAAATAATAGTTTCTTTTTACCTTCCGTTTACTCTAGAAAGGTTTTAAACTTTTTCAGAAAAGCGAGTGTAATTGAAGCTATAACAAACACCGACTATGCTGGTGAAATTTCTGCTTTTGGAGACTCAGTAAAGATTATCAAAGAACCTGTAATCTCAGTATCAGACTATACTAGAGGTTCAGACACAACTGCTACTAAGTTGACAGACCAAGAACTAAACCTAGTTGTTGATAGTGCTAAAGCTTTCAAATTCATCGTAGATGATATTGAAACTAACATGTCACATGTAAACTTCAAGGAAATTGCATCTTCAAGTGCAGCTTATGTTCTTAAAGATTCATACGATGCTGCTGTGTTAGCATCTATGTTCGCAGGTATTTCAGCTTCAAGCCCAGACCATATTATTGGTTCTGATAGTGCTACAGCAGATGCAACATTGTCACATGCAACCAATTCAGTCGACCTATTAGGTTCTGACGGAACTGGTGTTGATGCATTAGACTTAATGGCTAGAATGGCTAGAAAATTAGACGACCAAAATGTACCTGAAGAAGGTAGATGGTTCGTTGCTGGTCCTGACTTCTACGAGCAATTAGGACAGTCTGGGTCTAAACTTCTTTCTGTTGACTTTAACGCTGGTC